TGTGGTTGTTCTATAGAGATTGTATCATCATGTTACAATCTGGTCAATAAAAAATCCCGCCCTGGCGCTACCAACACCAGGACGGGTTCCGAGAAACGAGGCAAGCGGTATACTCGCTCACTCTACATGACGATTATACCACCTGCCCCGGAGGTTTTGCAACCATTTTTACGGGAAGGTGGTATTTTTATGAAGGTTCCAGAGCCGCGAAAGCTGAAATCCGGCACCTGGTTTATCCAGCTTCGTCTGGGAGGCCAGAGCGTGCCCGTGACGGCCTCCACACGGAAAGAGTGTATCCATGCCGCCCAGCTGATAAAAGCCGAGCACAGGGCCGGGAAACGCATGGAGGCGGTTGCTAAGACCCCGTTGACCCTGCGGCAGGGAATCGATGCATACATCAAGGCCAGAGGAAACAGCCTGTCCCCTTCCACGATCCGAGGCTATAAGATCATCCAGAAGAATCAGTTCCAGGCGCACATGGACCTGCCCATGAAGGACATCAAGGACTGGCAGGCGGTCTATGACTCCGAGAAGGGCCGGCTGTCACCCAAGACCCTGAAGAACAGCTTCGCCTTCCTGAAGAGTGTCTACAAGGACCAAACCGGCTGCACAGTGCCGGAAATTGATATGCTCCAGGTGGCGCGGAACGAACGGGATTTCTTTGACGCCGATCAGATCACGACGTTTCTGGAATCGGTCAAAGGCCAGAAATGCGAGATTGGCGCGTTGCTGGCGCTCTCCTCTCTCCGCTGTTCTGAGATCCTGGGCTTAGAATGGCAGGACGTGGACCTTGACCGGGACCGGCTGGCGGTCCACGGTGCCGCCGTCATGGATGAGCACAATAAGTTAGTGAAGAAGGCCACCAACAAAACAGCGGAGTCCAGGAGGTTTGTTCCAATCTTTATCCAGCAGCTCCACGATGCGCTCGACGTCGCCAAACAGCCCGAAGGCAACGTGGTACACTACCAAACGGAGAGCGGTCTCCTGAAGGCAATAAACGGCGTCTGCGCGGACTCGGGGTTGCCTTTGGTCGGCGTGCACGGTCTCCGCCACAGTTTTGCCAGCCTGTGCGTCCATCTGGGACTGCCTGAGGAGACAGCTATGAGCATTGGCGGGTGGTCAGACTTCACAACCATGCGGAAAATCTACACCCATATTTCCCAGCGGGACCGGGAAGATCATGTGGCCGCGTTGTCCGGCTTTTTCAATCCGGCAGAAGAAAATGCTAACAAAAATGCTAACTAGGTTTAATTCCGCCTGTCTTTTCAACGGTCATACGCTCTGTTCCAGCGGGTTCAAGTCCCGCCATCCGCACCAAGCAAACGAGTCCCGGAATCCATTGAGATTCCGGGATTTCTTTATGCTGCAACGGTTTTCACCGTTTTGCCTGTCAAATTGTATTAACAGAACAGGCACGTCATTAGCACTTTGTTAGCACTTCTCTGATACAAAATGCTAACGAAAATGCTAACAAAAAACCGGGGAGGCCATCGCCTCCCCGGTCACTTTGTTCTATCAGTCTGTCACGCCGCCATGATACGCCACATACCCGATTTTCCACCGGTCCGCGAATCCGTCCACCTGGTACAGCACGGCATAGGCCCCGCCGTACCGGCCCATGCAGTAGCAGCTTTCATAGCTGTCCAGGCTCCCGATCTGCTGGGCGAAATCCGTGTCAGCGTAGACCGTCTCCCGGGTGCTGCCGTTCTGCCATTTCCGGTAGGGCCAGAAGTATTTGACCTCTTTCCCGGTGGTCTCGGTCTCGGTCTCCGTCTCCGTGGTGGTCTGGGGCGCTTCCGCGTATCTGGGATGACCATAGCCATAGATCCGGCTGTAGTTCCTGGGATAGAATTTCATGGCCACCCCGCCGCCGTTGCTGACCACGCCGCTGGCCCCGGATGTGTTGCCCTCGATGGTATACACTGTGGAGCTTGTCACCGCGTACACGAGGCCGGTATGTCCAACGTCGCCGGAGGAATCCAGGAAGAAGATCTGGTCGCCAACCTGGGGGATGGGGCTGAACTGCCTGGCATTTTTGTAATACTGGGCGGAGAACTCACACCCGGCGCCATACAGCCCGGTCTGGCACTGGACAGCCTCGGCAGCGGCTTTGCTCCCGTAGGCCTTGAAAAAGCACCAGTCCACAAACACGTCGCACCAGGCATAGCCGTTTTTGTTGCCGTTGTAGTATCCGGCGTTGTACAGATCCCGGGCGTACTTGGTATAGTTGTTGGTGCCGGCGTTGCCCGTGAAGCTGTCCAGATTGTAGTTGCTGGCCTTCTCCAGGTATCCCACCTGGGATTTTGCGATTTGAATCACTCTATCTGCGTTCATTTGTCACTCCACCTCCGGCAGACCTGTGGCCACGCTGGTCAGAATGCTGCACACCCCGGCAAGCGCCGCCGTGCCGAGTACCGTCACCCAGTCAACCGCGGTAATGGTCACCGCTACCGGAATCATGGCAACTGCCGTCTGGCAGAATGTCTTCAGGGCACGGACGCACGCCGCCTGAAAAAATGTTCTCATGTTCTAAACCTCCTAAAACGTTACTCTGGCAGCACTAGGTCGTGCTGCTGACTGAACCGCTCAATGGGAGCGCGTCCACAGATGCCATGATCAGATCAGCATCTCCGTTGCCCCCGAGATCGTTGTGGTAGACGGAGTGCATGTCTCGCAAGCGCTTGCGCTCCTCGTATGTGATGTTGCCTCGGCAGACATACGCCTGCCCCAGATAAATTACCCGGTCCAACATAATGGATCGTTGTCCATTGACCAGTGCGTCCACTTGCTTTTCCAGTCTCATCAGCCGTTCTTCCTGCAGTTTGTTCTGTTCTGCAATGGCCGCTGTCTGGTCAGACCGCGCTTCCTCCCGATCTTCTCGCTTTGCTTTGCGTTCCGCACGAAATCGCCATCTGTCGTGCAGACCAGTTACCAGTGCCGCGCCAGCGCCGCCGCCGATCGCGGCCAGTGCGGCAGCGGCTAAAAACTCCCAGATTGTCATTTGTATCTCCCCTTACAGAAATTTATAATGCGGCCATTCTTCTCCCCACAGCAGATACCTCAGCCAGTCATCCAGGACGATGGCCGCCATGCTGACCCCGATCCAGATCAGGGAAAACAGCGGACAAATCTGTCCGAAAATGTTGCCCCACTGACCGCCGTAGTCCCAGATCCCCAGCCCCAGCCAGAGATTCAGGATACATCCGGCCACAAATTCCGCAGCAGTGACCAGCGCCGCCCCGATCAGGCTCTGCTTCAGCAGCGGCATTTCCCACGGGATGTACTCGTTGATGCCGCCGATCATCAGGAAGCAGATTCCGCCCATCAGGATCATGGTCCAGTGCGTGTGGCCCCGGCAGAGAAGCTCCAGCGCCGCGTATGTGATGCCGCCGAAGGCTGCGAGTATCAGGTTTTTCATATCCTACTCTGTCACGTAGACGGTAGAGTAGTCGATCTCGACTGCTTCCACGTCCTCGACGGTCTGACAGGCCTGAATGGTGACTTCGATTGTTTGTTGCCGCGTGACCAGCGGCTGGACATACGCGCCGATGGCAAGGGCCAGCGCCGCCAGATTTTCATAGGTCCATACCGTGCAGACGCCGCCGGTGGTGTTCCACTTCAGCTCCCGTTCCACGCCTGCCGCGTCCGCGATGGACTGCAGGGCAAGCTGGCTGGTCAGCAGGGCCTGTTTTTCCTCGGTGACGTTGTAATATTCTCCGTCCACCCACTGGAGCGGATGCTCCATCAGGTATGTACTGAGCAGCGTTTTGGATTCTGCGATCCGTCCGGCTTTTGCTGCCGCCAGCGCCTCTGCCGGGTCCGGTTCCGGGTCTGGCTCCGGCTCCGCCTCGTTGGTCAGCGTCAGCAGCCCCGCTTCGTATGTCTGGCGGCTGTATTTTGTCGTGTCCACCGTGCAGAGCTCAAATCCGTCGTTCCCGCAGACCGGAAGAACCCCGGACACCGGAAGCGTCAGCTCCGGCTCGTCCGTCAGCCGGATTCTCCACCAGGTTCCGATGGACTGCTGCGGCTTTCTGGCGTTGTAGTTCGTGCCGTTGATTGTGATGTACATAGTTTCCCTCCTTCTTCTATGGCCGGATGTGCAGGTCCCTCGCCATTTCTGTAAGGGCCTCGATGTCCGCCATAAAAAATTCGTCGTTAAACAGGATCACGTCATGCTCAGGCCGCAGATAGCGGCTGTACTTCTCGCAGATGATCTCCCGCTGTTTTGGATCAAAGCGACACCCCGGACGGTCTGCGCCCCGAAAGGCGATGGCATAGGTCAATTTGCCTCGCTCCAGTCCCCTCCCGTCGCCGTTCCATGCGATGTACTCTTTCGCGGTTTGGCTCCGGGCCGCACAGATCGGCATTCCATCGTAATACAGGTATCCTTCCGCTTCTTCCAGTACTGTCCCGTATGGGAGGTTGACGTCACCGCAGATCGCGGTGCGCCTGAGACGGCGATGTACAATGTAGTCCATCAGGCCACCTTAAAGCCGGGCGCAAAGCCGTATGAATGGTATGCGAGGTTGAAATACGCCCCACCATTATAGCGGACTGCGCAGAATTCTCTCGCGTTCCCCGCATTCGGAGATCGCACCCACCATGCGCAACTGGTTGATGTATTGCTGTGTTGGTATTTAATCTTGCTGTTGCCGTTGGCGTAGTAGGCATACTGTGCCTGGTAGTTCTTCTCCGCGCTGTTGGCATAGGTGCGGGTGCCTTGCACCTCGAACTCGGACAGCAGCCAGATTTTATCCGATGTGCTGGTGACGTAGGAAGCGGTGTCGCTGCCGCCGCCGGTATTGTCGCTATACTTGGTGCAGCTCGCAATCACGCTTTGCCAGTCAGACGGCATGGCGCTCAGGAACGCCTGGCACACAACCGTCCGCATTCGGGAGTTGTTCCAGCCGCCGGAATTGCTCTGGCTATTGTTCATGTTGAACCATGTGCCGCTGGTTTTATTGCTGTTGTAGCCGCGATCTGCAAAGGCAATGTCCGCTCCGCTGCTGGTTTTACCAAACTGGAAGTGGATGCCGTTGCCCTCTTTGCTGCTGTTGTGATTGAAACCGATGATAAAGGCATAGTAGGTGCCGCTCAGAGAAAGCGAGCCTACCGTTCCACTCAGCGCAATCGGGTACACATCCCCAACGCTCCAATACAGTTCGCCTTTCCCAGCCGCTGCCACTTTTTGTATTACTGCTGGAGTATTATCGGATAAAACGCTGCTGATTTTATCACCCGCCCACGCCTTGTGATCGAACACGCCTCCCATTACGCAACAACCTCCCAGTTAAATGTCACCGCCACGGTGGGCGCTTCCTCCGCGTAGAATTTGATGCCGCCTGAAACCGTCTCTGCGTAGTAGTGCGTGTCCCATGCTTCCTGCTGGGCCTCTCCTGTGGATGTGTCGGAGGTGGAAATCACGGGCGTGATATGCACCCGGGTACTGGTCGTGAACTTCGCAATGGAAACCGTGGTGTAGTACAGGCCGTTGGTCGGCCCGGACCAGGAGCTGGACGCCGGGCAGGTTGCGCTGCCGGAGGTTACGGTTGCCGCCCCGATGTCGCTTAAAACCTGTGCCGGGGTTTTTTCTGTCATGGCGCTTGTCCCGTTGCCGACCAGATAGCTGCCGGATGTTACAGTAGATTTTCCTGTGCCGCCTCTGGCGACTGCCAGGGTGCCGGACGTGATGTCGCTTGCCGCATGGCCGTGGCTTTCTGCCGCCGCCCCGATGTCGGACGGGTCCAGGGCCAATAGCTCCGGCCTCGTGATGCCCGGAACATTAACAATTCCTGTTGCCATCTTGTTTCCCCCTTAGTTTTCATGAATATATTCCACCGTGCCGGTCATGGCGGCAGATGGCTTGTCGAACGAATAGATCCGGACCGTGTTTGCGCTGATATCGCAGAATCCCGCGACGCCTGCGGTCCGTCCCACGGCAATGCTGGCCTTGTCGAAATTGACCGAGACCGAATCCGAGGCCCCGAGCCCGGAAACAGTGACATCGGCATAATATCCGAAGCCCATCCCCGTGATGGTGCTGTCCGACGACGCGGCCCACGCCGACGTCGCTACGGAAATTGACACCGAAGTCAGGTCCGCTTTGGAGATCTTTACCGCCCCGGTGCTGCCGTTTACTGACGTGACGCCGCCGTGGTCGTAGGCGGCCTTGACCGCTGCCGGTGTCGCCGCTGTGCCGCCGCTTGCCGCCGTCTCAGATCCTGACGTGCTGTCAGATAACAGCACAAGGCCATTGGTTGACCCTGTCGCTGTTGCTCTGGCAGTGCTGTCCTTCAAAGAGTATGTGTTACCATTAGGGAGAGTAATGGCAGAAATATCAGCCATGTGCTGTCACCTCCCATTAAGATACCGTGATCGTCGTCTGAGTACCTGCGAATGTGGGTTTGCTCACCGTGCCGCCTGGCGTAAATTCTCCCGTGCTGGTCATCTGTGTGCCGGTAAAGTCACCGGTCAACGTCGCCTCAGTGCCGGTAAACGTAGGCTGGCTTACAGTACCGGATGCTTTGCCGCTGACTGATACTGTGCCAGCCGTGCCGGTAAACGCCGCCTCCAGATCGACCGCCGTTCCGGTGAATGTGGGTTTGGAGATCGTGCCTGCCGCTGTACCGCTGACTGACACGCTTCCAGCCGTTCCGGAGAATGTCGCGGTAAGTTCTGCCCCGGTGCCCGTGAATGTGGGAGCAGAGGCAAGTGCAGCAGATGCCGCAGTCATAACGCTGGTATCAGCGCCCATAGTTGGCAGCGTGCCCTGCGAGAATCCGATGGTCAGTGTCTCACTTGCCACGGTGCAGGAGAGTGTGGGCAGAGATCCCACATCCGTGATGCTGTTGACCGTTGTGGTCGATGGGGTCACTGTGATATTCGGTTTGCTGACCGTCCCGGCCGGCGTATAGTTCGCGGTGCCGGACCCTGTGCCGATCTCGATGGTGCCCGCAGGCGTAAACGTTCCGGTAGAGGTGTTCGCAATGCCGGTAAACGTTGGCGTGCTGACAGTCCCCTCCGGCTGGTAGTTTGTATCACCGGAGCCGGTGGAAATCGCAACAGTCCCGGCAGGTGTGAACGAACCGGATGCGGAGCTTGTCGTGCCTGTGAATGTGGGTTTTGAAACGGTACCGGCGGGAGTGTAGGCATCCATTGCTATGGTGCCGGCCGGCGTGCCGGTCACAGAAACGGATCCTGCGGTGCCGGTGAACGTAGGCTGTGAGACGGTGCCTGCAGGTGTGTAGGTCATGGTTGCCGTATCCTGATAGGCCAGTTCTCCCAGAGTGCTCAGGTCACCAAACTCAATCCAGTGCGTGCCGTCAAAAACAAACTCTTTGGAATCATAGAAAACCATGTTGCCGGAGATGGCAGTCATGCTGTTGCCGTTAACGGTGATTGGGTTCGTTGTGGATCCATCGGTCAGTTCTGTGGTGGTTGTGCCCAACAGAGACAAACCACCTGTGATGCTCGCCTCGATGGCGGCAATACTTGACCGTGCTTCTTCGTCCTTAATGTCATATGTTGTGCCAGACGGCAGTGTAATTTTGCTGATGTCAGCCATATGTTTTCACCCTCCTCAGTCTGTGGATAAAATTAAGGCCTCATCCGAATACTCGGCTGAGACCTTGTTGTTCCAGAAATCCCTCTCGGCGGCCGTGATGTGTATGGTTCCGTCCTCTGCGTGCTCCGTGATCTGATCCACAACGGCCTGATCCAAAAACGGCATATCAATCAGATAGCTTGTGCCGTCTCCGATTTTTATTCCAGGCACAAAGACCGTGGCGCCGGCCACAGTCTGTGTGACATGGTCGCTGTAGACATAGATCACGCCCTGTTCCGCGACCAGCGTCGGCTGTGCGTCCCACGTTGCCGTCAAGTCATAGTACACTGCCGCTCCCGACGCGGATGCCCATGTGATGCTGCTCGACAGGCTCAAGGAGGCGGCTGTTTCCCTGCTGGTGGACAGCGAGATCGTGGTCGGATCCAGGACGGTCAGTTTGGCTCCGCATCTCATGAGATCACCTCATCGCAGATCTGTTGTCCAATGATGACCGTACCGACCTCTGTTGCCGCCCTGTGCTGGATATTTTTTTCATCGGTATACAGCCAGTTGATCTGAGCATAGGCCGGGACCCCAAATTTGTAGGATAGCGACTCGGCCTGCGTCAGTGTCATGACCACAGACTGAGCCGAGATCTCCAGTTCGTCGTCCGATTTTGTTGTCTCGATCTTTCCCTGCGCAATGGTTGCGTATACGCTGTCCGCTGCCGTGAAATCAATGTCGGCATCATCCACAGTCAGGGTAATCGGCAGTGTGGTGCCTCGTATCATTCATATCCCCCCTCCACTGCTGTTGATTGGTTATTCCAGATTTTCAATTAGCTGCACGGTTGCGCAGATTTTGTCAGACGGCAGCCTGGCGGCATAAAAAACCACAGCGTCCGTTGTGGTCTCGTTCACTGCCGCAACACCCGCGTCCGAAGCCACTGGCAGATAGGCAGGCCAGATGGATACGATTGCAGTGTGGTCAGCTGTAACGCCGGGCACCGTGACGGCGGCCCTGTATGCAAAGCCGGCGTTGGCCGTTGTCGTGTCCGTGTTTGCTGTCCAGGTCGCCGTATAAATCGTGATCTCTGTACTGCTTGCGATGATTTTCCCGACGTCATAGGTGGTTCCGTTGAGGTCGATATACTCAATCCTGCTCAAAATTTATACCCCCCATAGACCGAGTTGATATAGCCGCCGGTGCCGGAGGATCCCTCTGTAATCGTGAGGATATATCCGTACGCGTAGGCGGAGGCAGTGGAATTTGAGAAAACATAGTTGCTGCCACTGTTGAGATAGGACGTCGCATTCTCCCAGACGGGAGACGCATCGCTTGCGTTGTTGGACACCAACAAGCTGACCGTCGCATCTGCCGGAATGGATCCGACCGTGTTGATCGAGACAGCAGCTACCAGGCTCTCGGTGGCAATCATGTTTGTCAGCGTGATGGAACAGGTTTTGACGTCCTTCGTGAAATAGATCGTGTAAGTTGTTGTGGCTGTTCCGTCTGTTGCCGCAAGTTTAATCGTGTGTGTGCCATTGAGGCACTTGAGCAGCATCAACGTGGTGATCGACAGCGTGTTTTCCGCGTCCAGTGTGGCCGTGTAGCTTCTGAGCTGTGTGCCGTCCAGGTATTCGGCGACTGTTACGGTATCGCCATCCTGATCTGATACGGTATATGTGATATCCGTCGCAGCGGTCAGCGTCCCCAGAGAACCGCCGGACGCGGTGGAGCAGGTGATGACAGGCGCATAGTTGGACGATACCGTGTAGGTGTTCGATGTGATGTAGCCGGAATACGCGCCGTAACTGTCAAACGCTCTGACTCGATACGATACATTGTATGCCGACGCCAGATTGTCAACGTAAGCTGTCGAGGCACCCGTGTACACGGTTTCGTAGACGGCGCCGTCTACGGATCGCTGCAGCTGATACCCTGACAGGTTGCCGTCTGCATCCGCGGAAGCGCCCCAGGACACCGTGAAATTTGTCCCTGTCATGATGGTTGACGGAACCGTGATACTCTCCGGTGTCGTCGGTGCTGTATTGGGCTGTACTGTGTATGTGCTCGATGTCACATAGCCGGACTCCATCTCCGTCGCGTCAACGGCCTTGACTCGGAATGCGACCGTTGAATAGGACGATGTGATTGCAAACGTAGTCGACGTGCTGGTGCCGGAATAGATCTGTTTCCATGTGCTGCCGTCGCCGGAGACCTCCAGCACATAGTTGATGGAGTGGCCGTCCTGATCTGTAGACGCGCTCCACGTAATGCCTGCGGTCGAGCCGGTGGTGAAATAGTTCGTATCGCCGTTCACATAGCCGGTCACCGCAATGCTTGCAGGTGTAGATGGTGCTGTACCAAACCGAAGGAAACCGTCATCACCGATATAGGCGCCGAGTCCCACCCCCAGGCGGATACATAGCCGGATGTTATCGGTACCGGAACTTGTGATATCTCCGCCTGCATTTACATACATCGTCGAAGAGCTGGAGCGGATGACATTGTAAACAGTGCCGGTTGCCCTGTGCGCCGCGACTTCTGACGCAGTATAATAATCGGTCGAGAAATAATCCCAGCCGCCGGTGATACCCGCATAGGTTGGCGCAAAGGCGAAGAATAAATATTGACTGATCGATGACCTAATGTAGCTGTCATAGTCGTTGCAAGGCGAATAAGTATATTCTGGGCAAAAATCCAGATTATACCTGCTGTCTACACTGACCTCGTTGCCGTGCGCTACTACATCGTCTGCCATGAGATAGATATTGGAGCCATCGTTGTGAACGACCTTAAACCTCATATTTTTTTTGCCGTATTGGAGGATTGTTGCCGCAGGCAGATAAATGTCGTATTGTGAGGAGTAATTCCGAGAATAGGTGACGGGAAGAATTGTGGCTGTCAGCGATGTACCGATCGCAGCTTTTTTTAGAAGTGTACTCACTATGTCACCCCCTTAAAACTCAACGCGGGCCTGGGCTACATTCCAGACGCCGGTGACATCCGCGTCATCCAGATCGCTGAATGTAGTCTCATAAGTTCCATCATAGCTGCCGCTGCCGCCGGACAGCTCCAGCACTCTGACTCTCGCGGTCAACTGCGCCAGAGCAGACCGCAGATCGGCATGGGCATCCGCATCCTTGTCATGCTCGGCAATGGACGCGTTGATCATCTCCTGCACTTTCGGCAGGCAGACCTCTGTGCAGAATGTCTGCAGCTCCGACGATGTCACAAACGCGCCGGCTGTATAAACCAGCGTCACCTGACCGCCGTCCGTAAACGTAAACGCCACCGGGAAACGGTGTATATCCACCACACCCGCCTCATAGGCCAGAGCGTACTGCGGATAGTCTTCCAGCGTTGCATAATAAAGCAGCACCTCACCGCCGTCTGCGTCGACAGCGTAGATGCCGAACTCATTGATCGTAAACGGCGCATCCAGACCGCCGTTTAAGTCGTTGCGGTATTCGACCGTCATGGTCAATGTACTGCCATCTACCGATGGCGTTGAGGATGTACCCTCTGCGACAGGACTGACCAGAGCCGTCAGATCGTAGAGGTCTGTGGAGCTGTCCACGATTCCGGATCCAAACACGACCCGGTTGATGGTCAGATCCACGTTGTTTGCAATGGTTTCAGCCAGCAGATTTACGCCTGCTGTCGTGATTACTCCGCCAAACAAAACCGCACCTCCTAATAGGTTATATTTAATGTGGCATCGTCCACGGAACTGTAATCCGTTCCAGCCGTCAGTGTGGTATCCGTCAGGCTGAACGAGTTAATCCGTGAGATATGCAGCGTGTTTGCGCCATAAAAGATACCGGAGCCGGACCCGAGAAACGGGATCGCGGTTTCCTGATACCCTCTGCCCACACCCGAGCGGATCGTTTGCGTATAAGAGCATGTCGCGTCAACTGTGCCATACGGCGCCGGGTAGGTTTCCGCATCCGTGACCACTGTGATCTTGCCCAGATGTGACCGCTCGTTTTTGACCTTGTACAGGATCGACCGGAGGCTGCTGATCATATCCGCGCTGGATCCCGCCTGCAGGACGTCAGCCTCGACTGTAAACTCACCGGCATCCAGCCCCGTGGTGTTGTACCACTCCGTTACCGAGCCGCCGCCGAAAATCACTGTCAGCATTTCCTCAACCGCTGATGTTGTGCCGGCTTTCATGTACCAGAGGATTGTATTCCGAACAATTGTCCGCTTCTGGTCAATCGGGAGGTCCTCACTGTAGTACATGGACCGCAGTTCCTGTGCCAGGTAATCCAGCGTTGCCTCGTTCAGGGCATCTATTCTGTAATAGATCCCGATCTGTCCGGCCGCGCTCATCAGCAGATCCATACCGCGTCGAAGCGCATAACTCAGCGAACGCAGCGCCGGATCCGCGTTGACGCCTGCGACCCCGAACAGATCAAGCAGCGTGCCGTTCCGCAGATCAATCATTCTCTATGCCTCCATACGTTACCAGCTTAGAGGCGCAATACGGGACAGATCCGTCCAATACCGCCGTGAACGACGGGCTGGTGATTGCCACGCGTTTGCCGCCGGCTGCGCGGACTTTCTCCACGAGTACATCCGGATTGATGTCCCTTCCGATCGTGCTGCACTGCCACTCCACGTAATCGTCGATCGCAGTGGTGACCGCAGTCTGAATGGCGCTGGCCCTGGCAGAGTCGCTCTCTGCGATATAGTATGTCACATCCAGGTCGAATGACGTTGTCGGAGGCGCCTGAACGGTCACCTGGTCAGTCAGCGGCCGGATATTGCCATCCGAAAGAAAATCCGCCACAGCTTCAACCATTGTTTCAGACGGCTGCTCTCCATCCACCAGGAACTCCACCACGACCTCCGTTGGCTGCGGAGAATAGACATACACGTCGGAAATGCCGGAGCTGTAAGCCTTTGTCCAATACACATACGCGTCATGCGGACCGGCAACCGAGTAGCTGGATGGAGCCAGGAAAGTACGATACGCAAGGCTCTCGTCGCTCTCCGCATCTGAGCCGCCTGAGGTTGTGTCCGTGTTCGCCACGCTGTCCATGTATGGAATCGGATCGACGAGAATGTTTATGCGCCCGGGAATGATTCCGTTATGGTCTGCGCCGCCTTCCAGGGCGGTGCATTCCACGTCGAGATACAGCTGGCCTGACGGGACCTCTGCGTATTCCGTGGTGGCAAAATAGGTCTCGCCGTCCGTTACGCGTGTCCCGGCAGGAATCGGTGTAACAAAGCTCTTGAGTTCGGACAGGGTGAACCGGACCGTGCATTTCGCAGGGTCCGCCTCGCTCCTGGTGACCTTTTTCAGGGCCGCCACGTTGTCCAGATAATCGCCGGTGGCGTATTTCAGCAAGTTCTGCTTGCCCGCAAAATCCACATACAGCAGACCCTGATAGATCATCGTTGCGCAGGCGTACAGGATCAGTGTCTCCGGATCTGCCCGTTCGAGGTCTACCCGTTTGCCGGTCAGCTCCAGATACTTGTCTTGATAGGCTGCCATCATTTTGGATTCTACGCTGTCCAGTG